GGCGCCGTTCGTAGTCCGGCTCGGATGGATGTTCGGCACGGTCGACGGCGATCCTCAGGACCATCGCCTCGCCAACGCGGTGATCATCGCCCTGAATACTGACCGACGCGCGCTGCCCGACGACAAGCTACCGCAACTGAACAGCACCGATCTCCGCGGCTGGTGGGGCGACACGGACGCGGCCACGATCTGGCGTGGTTGGCCGATCGGCACGCGGTTTTGGCTGCTAAGCCGGGTCGCCATCACGGACAGCAATGCGCGCGAAGGCGCCACGATCGAGCGGGCCAGGCGATACCTCCGCGAGGCGCTCGATCCTTTCGTGACGGCCAAGATCGCCACGAAATACGACCTCGACCTTCAACAAGTTGGGCGCGACCGCATCTCAGGCAAGCTCACGATCTACCGCGGGCCGAAGTCGGCAATCGCGCTGCAATTTGCCGATCTCTGGCGCGACTTCGGGGGCTGATCCGGCATGCCTTGGTCGACCCCGACGCTCCTCTCGGTGCGGCAGCAGAACCGCGACTACATCGCGGCTAAGCTCGGTGTCGCGATCCTGCCCAACGGCGAGGTCCGAGTCCTCGCTGACGCAAACGGCGGCAACGCCCACCTGAACCTCCAGTACCTCGATTGGCAGGCGCTGCAGTACCTGCCCGACACGGCGGAACAGCAGTTCCTCGACAAGTGGGCGACGATCTACCTGGTCAATGCCAACGGTAGCCGCGGGCGTAAGTCGGCGACCTTCGCGGCCGGCACAGCAACCATCAACGGCATTCCGGGCACGGTCTTTCCGGCCGGTTCGCAGCTGCTCTACGGCAACGTCGGTTTCGAGACGACAGCGGCCGTCACAATTGGACAGGGACTCACGCCAGTTTCGATCCGGGCGCTCGACGCTGGCGCGGTGGGCAACCTCGCGCCTGGTGCAACCCTCGCCATCGCGGTTGCGGTCGCGGGTGTCTTCGGGACCGGCGGCGCTGCTGTCGTCTCTCTGACCGGCGGCGCCGATGAAGAGACCGACGACGAACTTCGCGTCCGTGTCCTACAACGGATCCGCCAACCGCCGATGGGTGGCGACGCGGACGACTACGTGGCCTGGGCTCTGGAGGTTGCAGGCGTGACACGCGCCTGGTGCTCGCCGATTGAGATGGGGCTTGGCACCGTCACGGTGCGCTTCATGTGCGACGATCTCCGCGCGGGGCAGGGGGGCTTCCCGCTTCCCGTCGACGTCGCGGCCGTGCAGGCCTACCTCAACAGCGTCCGCCCAGTCACGGCCGACGTCTTCGCGCTCGCACCGCTCGCACAGCCGGTCAGTTTCACGGTTAAGGCCCTCGCGGGTGATTCGCTCGCGCTCCGGGGGGCCATCGCGGTCCGGGTCGCCGCCATGCTGGCCCGGAAGGCAGCACCGGCGTCGCAGACCAACGGGCTAGGCATTCCGGCCGTAAACATCCCGTCGGCCTGGGTCAACGACGCGATCTATGCGGCCGTGGGTGGCGTATCCTACGACCTCGTCATGACCGACGCCATCATGGCCAACGCAGGTAGCCTCGCGGTCCTCGGGTCCATCGGTTGATGGTCGACACCTGGGTCCAGCGAACCGCGCCGGAGTTCGCGCAGGTCATCGCGGATGAGTTGCCGACGGGCACCGCTTGGTCGCGTGACGTCGACGGCGAGCTGATGGCTTGGTGCGACGGGAACGCACGGATCTGGGGCGATGTCGCGGCCCGCGCGGCCGCGCTGCTCACAGTCGAGAGCGACCCACGTTTTACCTACGAAATGCTGCTGGACTGGGAGCGGGCTTTCGGCCTGCCCGATCCCTGTGTCAAGCGCACGCTGACGCTACCGGAACGCCGTCATGCCCTGGTAAACAAGCTGACCACGCTCGGCGGGCAGTCTCGCGCCTTCTTCATCGGGGTCGCAGCCTCGCTCGGCTATACAATTACAATCCGCGAGTTTCAGCCCTTTCAGTTCGGCCTGTCATCCTTCGGTGGCTCGCGCGGTAAGTTCTTCCTCCCCAACTCGCGTTTTTATTGGCGGGTCACCGTCACGGGGCCGCGTCTCACACGCTTCAAATTCAGCACGTCGAGTTTTGGCCGAGACAGCTTCCTAGAAATCGTCAAGGCCGTCGACCTGCAGTGCGTCTTCACGCGCTGGAAGCCGGCCCACACCGTCGTCCTCTTCAACTATCTCGGGGTCTGAGCCTTGCAACTGCATTATCCACTCAATCCCGCCACGGGCGCCGAGGACCAGACGCAGCTCCCATGGACGAACGGCGTTCCACAGACTGGGCAGGAAGGCTCCTATCCGCCTTTCGCGCTCTGCACCGAACCGATGTATGAGATCGTCAATGCCCTCGTGCAGGCCGGCATCGTTCCATCGTCGTCGGACCCCTATCAGCTTACCCGCGCCATCCGCGGCGGGCAGCTCGACTTCGCGGTGGCGACGGGCGCGCCCGATGCAATCGTCGCGACGATTGGCCTCTCCCACACTGCCCTAAGGGCGGGCTTGCCTTTCACCGTAACGGTGCCGGGAGGTGTGGCGAATTCGACCACCACTCCAACGCTGACCATTACTGGTCCGGGTGGGGCAGGCCCGGTTACGGGGACGATCACCAAGCTCACGGGCGCCCCGGTCGCCATCGGCGACCTGCCCCCAAACGCCTTCCTGACGCTACGGTCGGACGGGGTGCGCTTCAGGCTCCTGTCGGTGGTACTCGCGTCCGACGTTCTCCCGCTGATCGAACCATGGGTTCAGAGCGGCGTCGGAAACTTCTTCAGTGCTTCCGGCGCCACGACCTACACGGGCGTCCTTACGCCAGCGCTGACCGCGCTCGCGCCCGGCATGCGGGTTTGGGGCTTCTTCGGCAACGGCAACGCGACGACCTCGCCGACGCTTGACCTCGGGACCGGTCCCCTGCCCATCCAGAAGCAGGGCGGTGGAGCGCCGGCAATTGGCGACGTCTTCCGCTTCGTGCCCTTCATCTTGAACCAAGCGGGTACTGCCTGGGTCATCAACGGCTTCGTGGCGAGCGACATCGTCACTCAGGGTTCGATCATCGGCCGATCGCAGGTCTTCACGGCATCGGGAACCTTCAACCCTCCCGCCGGCGTGACGCAAGTCGAAGTCGAACTCATCGGCGGGGGCGCCGCTGGCGGTGCTTCGAGCAACTCGACGGCGGGCGGTGGCATCCTCGGAAATCCAGGTGGCGGAGGCGCAGGCGGCGGCTACTGCTACGGACGCATCAACCTCACGTCTCCGGCAGGGGTCCCGATCACCATCGGTGCCGGAGGGATCGCGGCCGCGAACAGTGGCGGGGGCAACGGTGGCCTGTCGGCCTTCGGCAGCTATTGCTCTGCCGGAGGTGGTTATGGCGGTCCTTTCGGGTCAGGAACCATTGCCTTCGGCGGCGCCGGCGGCACGGCCACGGGAGGTTTGCTCAATCTACAGGGCGGGCAGGGTGGCGCGTCAGGGACCAACTCGACCACCGTCACGAACAACAACCTCTACGTCATTTTCGCACGAGGCGGCCAGGCACCGCGCGGTCTCGGGTCGATCGATCTCTGCAACACCGGCGGTGCCGGCACCGGCTACGGCAACGGGGGATCTGGCGCCTCGGGTGGCTCGGGCCTCGCGGGCGGCAACGGCGCGCCCGGTATCTGCATCGTGCGCTGGTAGCGCCTCGTAGCCCTTCTGGATCTCTCCTCATGAGCAACAGCAACACGGTACCTATCGGGTTTCGCGTCAAAGACGGCATCGTGGTCGAGTTGATCGACCCACATCCGGACGGCTTCTCCCTCGAAGAATGTTTCCCGGCCGAGCTTGGCGTCATCCCGATCTTGGCCGGCGCCCCGCCCGCGTTAGGCATGACGTGGGACGGCAAGGTCTTCGGGCCGATCCCGCCTGCGCCTCCGCAGATTCCCGCACCCCGCTCCGCCACGGTCAGCGCGCTCCTTGACGCCCTGTCGACCGGGCAGCGCGCAACGATCACGTCCGATCACATGAGTCGATTGGTGGCCCGCGCCGCAGTCGGACACGTCGTGGTGACCGATCCCAAGGTCAAGCGCGCCGCTGATGATCTGAGCATCGCGCCGGACGCGTGGTTCACACTGGCGGGTGCATGACAAACGCAGCTATAGCGGTGGCGTAGACAATCTGACGCTAACCCATTGGCGCGAGAGCCGAAGTAGACAGGTCAAAACTCCGCCAAGTCACTGAACGGATGTCATATGCCATGCGACTGAAAATCGCAGTGTCGGTGGTTCGATTCCGCCCCTGGGCACCACCTTTACGAAACGCGTTGATTTATGGCTCACGATCGCGCGCTTGTGACACGGCCGGGGTAGCGGC